AACGAATTCATAGGTTGTAAGATACACTCCCGACATATTCCTCCATGGTTAAAAAAATAACTTTTTATTTGTTTTTTTGCTTTACTTTCTTTCTAAAGTATGATATAATATATGCATACACTTAAAGGAGTGAAAATATAATGCAAAAATACTATAGGGTTACTAACCTTTCATTATCCCCGTATATGGAAAATGGGGTTTACACTGAATATCAATTTTCTAAGGATCAAAACTTTCATCTTTGGGATGGGGTAGAATATAAAGAAATAACCAAAGAAGAATATAAAATGGAATCTCATAAAGTTATAGAATGGGAAAATGAAATAGCAAGGGAAATGGCAAGGAAACTCGCTAAATGATTATTGTAGATTATAGTGGACTAGCGATCGCGACTATCGTAGTCAATAAAGTAGATGATGAAAACTTACTCAGGCATATGATCCTGAATAGTTTGCGTCAATATCGCGTAAAGTATAAAAGAGACTTCGGTGAACTTGTACTTGCTATTGATGGTAAGAACAACTGGCGTCGTGGTTACTATCCCCAGTATAAAGCGAATCGTAAAAAGAAACGTGAAGCAGATACATTTGACTGGGCAAAAGCATTCTCTATTATGCATGACATAAAGGAAGAGATCCTAGCAAACTTCCCATACAAAGTCATTGAAGTTGATGAATGTGAAGCAGATGATATCATCGGTGAACTATGCGCCAACACTCAAGAGTTTGGTCAATATGAAGATGTTATGATTATCTCTGCTGATAAGGATTTCTTACAACTACAACGTTATCCTAACGTGCGCCAATATTCACCTTTACTCAAGAAAGAGTACAAAGAAGATGTGCCCCTAGTTGGTCTGATGGAAAAGATTATGACTGGCGATGCTGGTGACGGTGTACCTAATATCTTATCTGATGATGACGTGTTCGTAGAAGGTCGTAGACAAACACCTCTTTCTAAGAAAAAGAAAGAAGCAATCAAAGAAGATCTAGCAGAAGGTGAACTACTATATGCCGCATCTTGGTATCGTAACTATCAAAGGAACGAAACTCTGATTGATCTATCAAAGACTCCTGATCGTTTAAAATTACAAATTATTGAAAAATATAATTCGCAAGATCAGTGGCATAACAAAGGTCTAGTATTTCCCTATCTTATAAATAAAAATATGAAAATGTTGATCGAATCAGTCGAGGAATTTATTAACTGATGAAAAAGTATGTATATGAAGTCTTAGAAGAAGTATCTGAGGCAAAGAAAAAAGAAGACAAAATCAAAGTTCTCAAAACGAACGCATCATGGGCACTACGAGATATCATTCGTGGTTCTATGGATTCAAAGGTTGGTTGGAATTTACCTGAAGGTGCTCCCCCATATTCTGAAGCGGAAGGTCACAATCACCCCACTGATTTACACAGGGACTATAAAAAGTTCGCTTGGTTTGTAAAGGGTGGTAAGGGTGATAAACTTCCTGCGGTCAAACGAGAAAGAATCTTTATCGGAGTTCTAGAAAGTGTGCATCCTTCTGATGCTAAGTTGGTCATCGGTATGATTAACAAAGAAACACCTAAAGGACTGACCCGAAAAATCGTAGAAGAGGCGTTTCCTGGTTTACTTAAAGACTAAGAAAGCAATCATCTTAAATCTAACTTCAACACTCTTAGAGTGCACGTTTCGCGTGCGCTCTTTTTTACTAAGGGAAATACAAATGGTATTGGCACAAATCGAAAGACTTAAAAAAGACTCTGCAGATCTTGATATCTATGCTAAGAAACTCGAGAAAAAGGGTTCAACTCACCGTGCTCAAAAAATCTATGCTAAACGTGATTTCGTAAATCGAAAACTCGCGGAAGTCTCCCTTAAATAATTTTCTCTAAAACCTAAAAATAGTGCTTTACTTTTGACTCCAAATAGTTTATAATAAGTTATTGCGATTGAGGCAGAGGGAGTACCTATTTTATGAATATATTTGTTTTGGACAGTGACCCAGTGGTTTCTGCACGGATGATGTGTGACAAGCACATACCGAAGATGATTGTTGAGAGCGGTCAAATGCTTTCTACTACTCATCGAATGCTTGACGGTAAACTTACTAGGAAACGATCTAAGTCTGGTAAGACTATGGTTAAATACTGGGACTTGTATGAGGGATCTAATGATCTTGAGGCAGAGTTGCTTTATTATAAGGCAGTTCATACAGCGCATCCTTGTACTGTTTGGTCAATGGAATCCAGTGAAAACTATCGTTGGCACTGGGAGCACATGAAAGCATTGTGCGATGAATATACTTATAGATATAATAAGACGCACAAAACGCATCGCGAATTATTGTATGCTATTGAATCATTGCCGAGGAATATTAAGAAGGGTGGTCTTACACCATTCGCTCAGGCAATGAATCATTATCCAGAATGTAAAGTTCCTGGAGATGCGGTGAGTGCGTATCAAAACTATTATCATGCAGCGAAACCTTTTGCTAAATGGGAAAAGGGTCGTACTGCTCCAACTTGGTGGAAAGGATATCAAGGTGCATAACAACGCAACTGTTGATGAAATTGATTACATTACTGTGTTACAGAGTGAAATTGGAATACTAAAATCACGCATTGAAGATCATGATACAGGTCATCTATATACTACTATATCAGTGTTAGAACAACGTATCGATGAAGAGAAGGATAAACTCCGTGCCAAAATACACGCTTAAACGTATTTCTACTGAGGAAGAATGGGATGTAACATGCCCATTTGATGACCTTGCTAGAATGCTAGAAGATGATGATATTATTAAAGTATTGTCAACACCTTCTTTCGCAGGTAACACCGTTTCAAACCTTCGTCGCGCTGGCGGAGAATGGAACGATCTTTTAAAGGGCATTAAAAAAGCATCTGGTAAAGGGAATACGATTAAAACATGAGCAAGTCAAAAGTTACATTTGATGATCTTATCACATATCATCCGCAGACTGGTAATCAACAACTAGCATATGATTACTGGGATGAAAATGATAATCTAGTTCTTGCAGGTTCTGCTGGTACTGGTAAAACGTTCTGTGCGTTATACCTTGCCATGGAATCTATGCTTGATACTGATAACCAAATCCAAAAAGTTATTATCGTTCGTTCGGTAGTTCCTACAAGAGATATGGGGTATTTGCCAGGAACCGTAGAAGAAAAGAAAGAGGTATTTGAAACACCTTATAAGGCAATCTGTAATGAACTATTTGATGATAAAGCATCATATAATAAACTAATAAATAGTGGGCAAGTAGAATTTACGACAACATCGTTTATTCGCGGACTTACTATTGATAATGCTATTATAATCGTAGATGAAATGCAAAATTTAAACTTCCACGAACTAGACTCTGTCATAACACGTGTTGGTGAAAATTGTAGAATTATATTCAGCGGTGATTATCTTCAGTCTGATTTCAAGGATAATGCTGAACGAGAAGGGATTCAAAGGTTCTTGCGTATTATAGAGCAACTGAAAAATTTCAGTGTGATCACATTCAGTTGGGAGGATATCGTTAGATCCGACTTCCTTCGTGATTACATTATGACAAAGGAAATGTTAGGAATGAAATAATGATTAAAAGACTTTTTAGGGATAAAATATTTTTGGCGGCACTGTTCGTCTTTCTGTCATCGACATACATCGTCGCGTATGCCATTGAAGGACGTTGGGAAAAACAAAATATTGTTTGCAATCCTAATGAAAAAGAGATGCAAGAATTTTATGAACTGGAAGGTCTTTTGCCTTTAATGGCAGGGATAGGTCACACGCTTAATACTGATCTCACTAGGGATGAGAAAGTCGTGACCTATATATTACAAGATCCTGATGGTAAGATTGCTATCATACAGTATTTTGAAAATCGCGCATGTATGATAGCAGTGGCGGATAATGTCACAACAGACGGTGAGAAATTGATGAAATGGTTGGGAATAGAATAAAATTATGGATAGAATATTTGAGCACGTTGACCTTGATCTTGGTTATGAAGACTTGGTTACTGACACAACCTCGAAACGTCGGTTATATGTTACACCTGATGGTGATAAGTATCCTAGCGTTACAACGGTTCTGAGTATAATTACCGAAGATGCTATCGCCGCATGGAAGAAACGAGTCGGTGAAGAAGAAGCAAATAAAGTGGGGCATCGTGCCTCAAGTCGCGGTACAGCGGTTCATGCTATTGTAGAAAAGTATTTAAGAAATGAAGATACAACAGATTATCTCCCGCACATTAGGCAGTCTCTACAGAACCTTCGGACAGTTCTTGATAAATCTCTCGGAAGAATCTTTGGTCTCGAAACTGCTCTTTTTAGTCGCCATCTTGGTCTTGCTGGTCGTTGTGACTGTATAGCAGAATGGAACGGTGTTCCTTCAATCATTGATTTCAAGACTTCAAGATATCCTAAATCAAAAGAAAAAATCACTAACTACTTCGCTCAGGCATCAGCATATGCAATTATGTTTGAGGAGCGGACTGGTCTAGCAATCCCCAACACCGTTATCGCTATGGATGTAGACGGTAACGAACCTCAGGTGTTTGTCGAGCATCGGGATAATTATATCGACCTCCTCCTAGAAACTAAAGCAGAATACGATAGAAGGCAACTTTTTTTTAAATAAAACGAAAAAAAGTGAAAAAAAGTCTTTACTTCCTCGCAAAAGTATGATATAATATATGTATAGAAACGAGAGAGAGAGAAATAAAATGTTAAATAAATTCGTAATTCGCGCTGTACTAAAAAATTCAGATGTATGGGAAACTGTTCGTTACACTGAAGAAGGTGTTACTAACGTTGTAGAAAATATCCGTACCGATTCTGATGTTGTTAGTCATTCAGTTGAAAAAATGGTAATTGGCGAAGGTCCTACTATGTACAATGTTGCTGAGTATGGTTCTTCTGTTTCAATCAATTCATAAGGGGTAATTTCATGAAAACTCTAAGCGAAAAATATGCCTTCATGTACGGGGAACTCAGCGTAAATGCTGAGGTCTTCAGTAGTGTAGTAATTGATTATCTTGAATCAGATGCTGATACGAGGGTGTTTCTCGAAGAATACGTTCTTCAACAAGCGAAACAAATGAAAAGTTTATTGAAAGAACAAAAGGAGAGAAAATGATTTATTTGGATATGGATGGCGTGATTGCTGATTTCTTCACAGAAGTTGCTGCTCGCTTTAATGTTGATCATTGGAAGTCGATTCAGGATAAAGAAGTAAAGTTCACTCAGTTGGCATACACTGATTTCTTCTACACCATTCCTAAGTTTTATGAAGATGAAACTCATGTTGATCTAAGTAGCAAGATTGTCAACTATGTCAAGACTGTAGCATGGGATGAAGGTATCGAGTGGGGTATCTGTTCATCACCTTTACGTGGTGACGAGCATAACTCTGCATACTGGAAACGTCTATGGTTAGAGTTCCAAGGTTTTATGCCAAAGGTTGAGAACTGTATCTTTACTGCTAACAAACATAAATATGCATATTCATCTATGGATCATAAACCTAATATTCTGATTGATGATAAACCTGATAACATCAGAAGGTTCAGAGCAGCAGGTGGTATCGGTATTTTGTTTCAAGCAAACGAAGATGACTTTGAATCTTTACAGTTTGAGATTCAAGAAGCAATGAAAGAACGTGAAGAAAGATGAGTCATATGCGGATACTGAATTTAAGAAATGAGTTTGAAGAGTTGGCAACTGCATTCTCTCCTTCCTGTGGCGCTGGTTCGAGTATAAATACATTACAGTGGTTCGCAGAGAATGGATATAGATCTAATCGTCTGCGCAATGGTTATGACCGAGCAATGGAAATTGCAAACATAATTCTAGCGGAGTACGAAAATGTCCGAAGAGATCAAGAAGAAAGTCGCCGAAGCACGGAAAACAATAGAAGGTCTAGATGAAGCAGATAGTGATGGCGACGGTCATATTTCTGCTGAAGAACTTGAAATGCACTTGGAGTTCAAGCGCAAAGAATTAGAGGATCAAGATTTGCAACGAGATGCTATGAGATACATGACTTGGTTCGCCTTGTTCGGTATGCTTTTATATCCAGGAGCAATACTAATAACAACATTGCTTGGGCAAGATAAGGCAGCACAATTAATCGCTGATATTGCTCCTACATATTTTGTATCAATATCTGTATTGGTTGCGGCATACTTTGGTGCCGATGCAGTAAAAGGTAAAGCAGCAGCAAAACCAAAAAAGTAAATTATGAAAAACTTAATCTTTCAATATTATATTCCATACGAAATGGGTGACAAAGATATAGGTGGCGTTGAAATGCCTGAATGGGCACACTCAGGTAAACGCTCCGCGCAGGCATATGCTAAATTGTGCGGAGCGGATTACGTTTTAGACCATGATCGATACTTCGAACATATTGATCCTAGACTAGATTCAACCAAACTAATATTTGATAAGAAATGGGACGAGTATGATAATATCCTTTCAATAGATTTGGATATGCTTATTTCTACTCGTGAAAACATCTTTGATATTCCTATCGCAGATATCGCTATGGTTCATGAACTTGGAGTACATACTGGAGGACCTGCTGGTTGGATGCGCAAAGTTATGGATGCTCCGTTATACCAACGAGGCATTATAGCATACGGTAAACATCTATTCGGTAAAGAGTGGATGTTCCCGAAGTCAGAGTTATATCCCGAAGAAAGGTTTCGTTACTTAAACGGTGGATTACAGTTATGGTCACGCGAAGGTCGTCAAAAAGCAAGAAAGCATTTTACTTCAATCGATAATTATGTTTTACATACGAGATACACAGAGCAAATGTATATCAATTTGCAACTATCCCAAAACGTCTTCAATGTTACTGAACTAGATACTTCATGGAACAGGATGCCTTACCAGTGGAAAGGCAGACAACCTGACGGGAAGATTAATCATTTTCTTGCAAGAACTAAATTTGATATGCCTAAATTAGAACATACGGAGTTGAGTATATGGGAACCTTCCTAGAAATAGCAGCAGACAGACCAAGAGGTCTTAACTGGACAGTTGTAAATATGTCAGACAGAGCAGGTGTTGATAACCTTGATCTGACTAACCTTCCTACACCTTATTCTGATGAGCAGTTTGATGGAATTTACTCTGAGCATTTTATTGAACATATGCACAAGTATCAAGGAATCAACTTCTTTAAAGAAGCACACCGTATCCTTAAAACTGGCGGGACTATCCGCACTGTATGGCCACCCTATGAGTTCGTTGAGAAACTTGTAAGTGGCGTAGAACTGAATGAGAACGAAAAAAAGTTCGTGGAGCACTATCATCAGGTCTATGTAGTAAAACATAAGTTTGCTGCGGCAGGAAACGAACATAGAAGTAAACGTGAACAGTGCGCACTTGGTCTATTACATCAGCACGGTGAGCATCTTTATATTTGGAGTGTATCTGAAATGTATGATACTCTAAAAGATATAGGGTTCAGTTCAGTAAAAACCTGCGAATATCAAAAGAGTAGAATTCCTGAGTTTAAAGGTATTGAAACGCAGGGAATGATTCGTATGCTTCATTCAGCAGTTATAGAGGCAAAGAAATGAATATCATTATTCGTTATGATGATATACAAAGAAACTTTCACTTGTATTGGTTGCCTCTTATGTACAAGCATGGTGAATGTGAATTCTATATGAACGTTGGCAACGATTTCATTTATCCGAAAGATGTTAATAATT